TCTTTAATCAATGCGTAAGATGAAACTGACATTATGCATACTCCCAGATAATGACAATGCCATCAGCACCCGCGCCACCTTTGTAGCCGGTTAATGCATTGTTAGGTCCGCCAACTGCGCCGCCTCCGCCAGAACCAAATCCATTGGCATCGTTTCCGACTGAGTTGTTATTTGCCCGACTGAAACCACCTTTACCGAAAAACGAATCTCCGCCTTTACCAACAAAGTTTGATCCGGTACTTAAAGAGACGCCGTGCTCAGAACTCCCTCCGGGGGTGTTAACAATGTTCCCGCCCGTTGCGTTACCACCCAGAACACCCGTACATGTGAACGGCGGTGTTGACTGCTCTTGGCCGTAACCGCCGCTGCCACCCTTACATACAATAAGGCTGCCTATTGAGGAGTCGCCTCCTACGCTACCCGATGCGGGTAATCCACTATTCGATTTGCCCCCCGTACCTACTGTAATAAGTTGTCCGTCAATCTGATCTACTGATAGTTTTGATTTTGCATAACCACCTGCACTTCCGCCGGTAGCCAAGGAAACGGTTGATGATCCTGAATACCCAGTGTTGCCTCCCGAACCACCTGCGGCCTGAATCTCTGAAATAACATTTTTCGTACCTGGCGTTTTTTTATAAATGGCACTGGCTTTAAAAATCTGCACATTGATCAGCCGTCCGGGTCCAACCAGCGTGTTCATGGCGGCGAGCAGCTGCGTCCTGTTGGATTTGGTAAGCGTCAGGCCCGCCGCCTCAATAACCGCAGCTATTTCTTCCTGAACTGAATCACAAAAATCTGCATTAAGCGCAGTAGGCAATTCTCCGGTTTGAGGGTTACCGCCGGTAAAGCCATTTTTACCCGCGCCAAATTTATCCACCTGCGCGGTAGATGTGTCGATACGATGCATATTTACTCCGGATATCTGAAAATAACGTAGGTATGTGAGGGTGCCAGCTTGTTCAGAACGCATTCCGCGATAGTGTCACCCCAAACTCTGAGGCTGTCGGTGCAGTTACTGATGGCCGTCATGGGCGTAACCTGGGTGGATAGGGGCATATTCACCTGCCAGTAGTAGCGCCACTCATCACTGTAAAGCGAGTCGGTGCAAGCAGACATACAGGTGAACTGGCTTTTGTTGTAGCGGGTAATGGTGACGCCCGTGTAGCCCAGCGCCTCAAGCTGAGCCAGGTAGAAAGCCTCATTAATGCCCCCCGCCAGATTTATCTTTGCATCCAGCCGCTGGCGTCTCTGCTGCAGCGTCTGCACGCCTGAAGGCGCGCAACTATCCGGCAGCCCGCTGATACTTTCATAACGGTCAATTAGCTCTGTCACTGAACGTGGGTCCGTTTCCAGCATCAGAGCATCACCGCGCCCATGCACCGCTGCCAGCGAGGGTGCCAGGCTAGTCAGCAACACGTCGTCACTGTCCCACGCTGGGCCACGCGGCAGCAGTGCTCCAAGCATCTGCCGATACTGCGCCGTTAAGTCCATGAGATTGTCCCCACCACACCTATTTCACCTTTCCCAATGGTGATATCAGTCGTCGGGCTGACCAGCGTATGACTGTACTCACCCGTTGCGATGCTGATCGCCTCGCTGATGCGGGACGGCTTCAGCACGCTTTCAGGCCCGCCATCGCGCAGCATCATTGAGCGCAACTCCGCCTCAACGGCATAGCGCACTGCTGCGGTGTTCGGGTTGAGTCGAATCTGGAAATTAACGGTGTGAGGCGTTGGAGCAAACACGTAGATATCGGCTCCGGCCACCGGGGCAAGCGGTTCGATGTATGTCTTTACGGCTGATACGGTAGCAGCGTCAGGGATTGGATTAATGAGGTCGCTGTTCGCCACCATAACGCCTACCGTTCCCCGACCACTCCAGTGCCTGTACGTCCATGCGCGTGTCACGCCAGCCACTTCTTTAGCCCAGACTTCATAATCACCGTCTTCGGCCCTTCCTCCAAATCCCGTATGTGGCGGGCACATGCAGCGCGGATGTCTGGTCCTGCAATAGCCTTCCCACTGACAACGTCCATCGCGTACTGCGTAGCAGGATCAACCGAAGAACTGGTTGAGCGGGTCTTCTTCTTTTTCTCCACCATCAGCATTTACCTTTGACCGGGCAGCCGGTGTAAGGCCGAACTCCACCAGATAACTTTTGAACCGGCGATCCACATCCGCCAGCATGGCGACAGCTGGATTTGCCTTAATAAGAAAATCACCCATCTGGGTTTTAGTCGTATAGGTGCGCCCTTCGATATCGACTATCTGGCGCAATTGCAGAATTTCTGCATAAAGATCGCAGAGCCGTTCGAGCGCAAGGGTATCCGCAACCGTGAGCACACCCATCCCGTCCAGAAGAACTGTGAGCTTTCCCCAGGCTGTTTTACCCCAGTCGGTTAGATGTGATGGTGGGCTGGGAATTTCCCGTGCGGGCTTCGGCTCTTTTTTATTGAGCGCACGCTTACCGGGATTACCTGTAACAACTTTCAGATGGGTAGGTTTTGGTCGTCTTCCGGCCATAAAAACCTCCCAGAAAAAAAACTTTTCATTTCGCGGTTGTGCATAAAAAGGGGGGCGGGCGGTCAGAAGGTCATTAGCCCCTGAACTCTGATCCCACCCTCCCCGGCGTTGATGGTAATGGCTCTCATTTGACCGCACCCTTTCACCCCTGACATCAAATGATATTCATTCTCACTTCCGCCAATGGGATGATGGATCGAGGGGCAGGCCATTCTCATCGCATCCGATGATGTGACCGCGTTTCTCTTCGCGCTGCTTGGTTGAGTCGTGATGCTGCTTGCAGAGGGGTTGCCAGTTGGCCTTGTCCCAGAAGAGCTTCTGAGCCTTTGCTATCTCATCCTGTTTGCCGCCGTTGATGGCCTCCTTAAGTCTGTGAGGCTTGATGTGGTCAACAACTGCTGCAGCCACAGCCCTGCCCTGCCGGTGGCACATGACGCAAAGAGGATGAGACTTAAGGAATGAGAGCCTGGCTTTGTCCCAGCGGCTGTTGTAGATGCGTGGCTCGGACATATTTACTCCAATAAAAAACCGCCCGAAGGCGGCTTATAATTTTCTGTAGGTTAACTACTTAATCCTATGACCATACTGCCGGGAACTTGATCTTTGAAAAGCTGACCTATTTGATGGGTGGTAATTACTGTAACTTCTATAAAAGTGCACTCTATAAAAGTACATTCCTGAAATAAAAGAACCCCATTCAAAAATATAGGTCCATCGATGAATTCAGGTAGTGCTAAGGTGTGACCTGAGTTCCTGAACCCGCAACCATTATACGAACCACCTAAGATACCTATAGTAAGAGGCCCCACTAAATGACATCTTCTAAATGTTTTTTTTAGTTGCGGATCGCTTAAAGGTAGCCGCAAATCTTCTAAATAAATAACCTGATCACTAAAGTTTTCTAACAGTGGATTAATGTCAGCACCTTTCTGAGATAAACTTTCAAAATATTTCTTCTTAGCTGAATTAGCTTTAGATCCTTTAAAAAAATATAAAGAGGCGAATATCGTTAAAGATGAAAATAAAAATATAACAGTATAACCAAAAGCCCCGTAACTACTAAAATATGGATCAAAATAGGCCATCAAACTAGTAATACCACTTCCACCGCCAAAGATTATAAGAAATATCAATATCTGGTAGAATTTTTCAGCGATTGAATAGTATGAATCAAACTCTTTAAGACTCCCTGAAATTTTTTTAAGCACGATACCCACTCCGCATCATAGAGAGAGCATACAATAACGTTAAGAACATTCTTAGTGAAGCAGAATTAATCATAAGGCGCACTCGAAATGCCCCTTGTGATGAACTCAGCAATCTGAGTCTGGACGGGCAACAGCACGGCAAGCCCACATGCAGGCTTCCTGCATTTTGGTGCGAGCGATTGATAAGCATCGGCCAGCATCGTGCGCTTCGGCTGAATGATTACCTGTCATTGAAAGCTCGTCTTGCACCCAGGCTTTCTGTTTATCCAGTAACTGACAGAAATCACGGCTGGTTTTCTTCAGCTCATTCATTTCTTCAATTTCTTTTGGACCCAGCGTCCGATAGCCTTTAACGGTGCTACCGTCCTGCAGTTTTGCTTCGCTCATAATTTTCCTTTGCCAATCTTTAGGTTGCCTGAAATAACTTCAGGAGGAATAAAGCCGGTTATCAGCGTGTAACGGTTACCCAGATAAATCACCACGTTCTCTGATGAGTTGATGCGGGAGCGTTCTGGCCCCGGGTAGCTATTGAGATGAGCATCAATCTCTGCAGCCAGTACTTCTGATCGCTCATGCCAATCTTTAACTTCTTGGCTGATAGTCATGTAATTACCTATCTGGTTGACTCGATTTTACGGATGGCGGCGCGATCGATATTACACTGGCCCAGAGCGCCATATAACTCAGCATTGAGGCTTACGCTGTCACCGAACGTCATATCCGGTGATGGCGCTGGCACGTCAATCTGGCTGGTAAGTTCAGCCGGCAGGTTTAACTGTGGCTGCTTTACTGTCCGGTACTCCACCAGCGGCTTTTGCTGCGTCGCGCAACCGGTCAGCAGCATCAGGGGGAACAGGAGCAACAGCACACTTGTCCGCCGCAAGGTAACGCTTAATTTCATTCTGTAGTTTCCGGTTCTGCTGGGCTGTTACGGCACGCTGCTCTGTGACCTGACTCATCACAACGTTTTGCTGCTTAACTGCTGTTACCAGCTCAGTGACGCTTGATGCCAGGCCATCGTTCTTAGAGCGAAGATCGTTAATCTGCTCGTCTTTGCTGTTCGCCAGCTTCTCAAGCCTGTCGTTTGTTGCCTTCAGCTGTGAGTTACTGGCGTTCAGTCCCCACAGCGCCACGCAGATAAGACCGATGATGACCAGACCTGAATTGTTTCGGATAAAGCCGATTACGTTGAACATAGAATCCCCTTAGATTTTGATAAGCGGGATTTCCGGTCGTCCAGACCATTGGTGCCACCGTTAATGACTCTGGTGATGCGGGTAACATCATCAGAGTCTGCCAGCTCGTTTAATCCGTGATTCTTCCACCATGCCGCTGCTGACATCGCAGCAAAGCGATAGCCCAGCAATAAATCAGGATTTGCCACTACATCAGCGCCCAGCTGTTTAACCAGCGCCTCATAGTTCGCCTTGCCGGTGATTTGAATCAGACCCCGACCGCGATAGCGGTAACCATCTCCCGAATTAACATCACCATTACCGTTACGGTTTGCGTAAATGATGCTGGCGATCATCTTCTGGTTAGCTGGGTGCATCGCATTACGACCATAAGCGCGGGCCTGTTCGGCAGTGATGCGCTTGCCAAACTTTGCGGTCAGCGCGTTCTCGCTGTAATTCAACCCCTCTTCAACCTTCAGGAACCCGGCTGACTCATGCCCCGTCTGCGCCAGAAAGTGGGCCTGTCGTAATGGCGTGCTTATCTGGAAGGCTGAGAGGCTTGCCGCTATATGTGGATACCAGGTATCTCGCAGAGAATTACTTACGCCGGTGGCACGCTGAAAACTACTGGCTGTCAGCATTACTGTCTCCCAATCGCTTATCTATCTGGCGGCGTATCTTCGTTGACACGTAGTCCACACCGAGGAAGCCAAGGAAGACCGCAGCAACCCGCGTAATGTCTTCACTGAAGTGCCAGTTGAACACAGAGCCAATTACCTGCAGGCTTGGCTGTAGGAAGAAGGCGAAGACGCTGCACATCGCTGCATCTAGCAGGCGGCGTGACCATGCGTCTTTGCCAACGTAAGTGGCTCTGAGAATCGCCATGACTCCGGCAAGACCCGCATAGCCGGTTTCGTTTTTGTGGGCGTAAAGCCAGGCAATCAGGCTTGCCCAGAACCCAACGTCTTTGTCCGGCATGCGTTTCATCCTCACCTCCGATAATTGGCAGGTGCTGTCGGTAGTCAGAAGAAAATTGCGCAATACCACGGCGTCAAAAGTGTGTGTGGAGACAGATTGGTGTGCGCAAAAACGAAAAAAAGGCCGCTCTATAGCGACCTATTTGTGTAGTAACCCTGATGCTATAGCGGTAACTGCCTTACTCGTCAGTCACAGGGTTTATTTTGGTTCAATCTGGTGCTAACTACCCGCTCTATCAAAATCTTAGTGCAAGCGACCGAATTGGTTCTTAGAAAGCATCTGGTAGCACATTTCTCCATCTGATATTGTTAATTCGCCAGAACTAGCACATAGCTAAAGGAGAAATATGGGCAACAATAATAAGTCTTCAGATAATAAAACGAATCAACCGGAAAAGCAGTCTACGCCGCCACCGGTTCCACAACCAGATAGAAATCTTCGCCCTGAGAGAGTTTTTGTTGGTGATTCTGCGGACGAAATCACAAAAAAAGATAAGTAAGCGTTGAAATGATAAACGCGCAAATTGGGGTAAGGATTGTTGCAATCCTTACCCTTTCCAATGCCAATCCCACCCTTAAGTTTTCCCTCAGATAATCACGAGCAATCTCTTCGAGCTCAAACAGACGATAGCGTCTCATTATGTTCAGCTCAGTAGGTTCAGCCTTAAAGCCTTTTTCTCTGAATCGTTCATAATCGCCTTGGTTAAAATTCTTATAACCAGCATGGTAGAGAGCGCCAGGAGGTGACGTAGCCAGCGCACGCTGTCTAACATTCAATACCCGGACGATTAGATAAGCGGCACATAACGACCAGTAGATAGTGAACACACCAAGACCAGCAGTTAGAAATTTTTCTGGGCGGTTCTGAGTTAGCAACAAAAAAGATGACCCGATTCCAACTATAAGCAGGCTGAGCAGTTTTTGCCCACTCTCTTTATTAGCCAGATTAGAAAGATGAATTTCCCTGACTGTCTCTTCGCCCTGCTTTTCAAGAAAATTGAGCATGTCATCATCAATATCCAGAAAATGGTCACCAGACTCAACGTCCATTACATCCCCCATACAATGATACAAGAATAAACAAAAAACCCCGCTAGCTGGCGAGGTTATCAAAATTAAGCGGCGTTGCGTTGTTACGACTCTTATCAGATTACTAAGGAAAATGCGGACCGCGTTAGAGGTTTTTTAATATTTTTTTTCGGCGTTAGTTCGTCGTCCATATCAAGCCGCACATCAAGCATCGCCAGACAGCCTTCAATGAACCCCTCAGCCATCTGGATTTCAATTCTCACGATCTTTTCATCGCGCTTGGCCTGCTTTGCAAGGGTGCGCTTTGAGATATTGAAAAAGTAATGCAGCACAATGATCGCGTGCTCATCCGGACGCTTGGCTTTAAGCCGTGACAGGCAACCTTCAATAATCAGTCCGTCCCCATCGCTGCAGGTAAGCGTTAATTTTGAATCCTGCGGCAGCAGCCCTTTAAACCCCGCGGCGATTGCTGAGAAATCAACACCACTACTGTCTGATTTAGCCCATCCCGCCCAGCGCTCTAATACCTGTGACATGTCACGCATATTTAATCCTCTCCACACACTTTATTTTTTGTCTGTCCCGATCACGCCGACTGCAATCGCGAAATCAAGGAACCTGAATAGCAGCTCAACCTGGCTGCCATATTTTGCTTCAAACGCTTTCATATCCCGGTGCAGCTCATCGTGATGCGCTCTGCATAGCGGTATCACGAATAAATCATGCGCCTTCGTTCCCATTCCCCCCTGTCCGTGTCCGATGATGTGATGAGGATCGTCAGCCTGCACGCCGCAACATGCGCATGTCTGCGATTTTACCCATCGTGTGTATTTCTCATTTTCCCAGCGCTTACGCTTGGGGCGCTTCATGAATGATTCTGGTGATTCCGGGTCAGCGCACAGGCTGATTATTTTTTTAACTACCTGAGCTGCGTCCTGAATAACCTCTCTGGCCGGACGCTCTGCAACGATATGAGACTCTTTAGTCTCTCCTGCATAGTGGGACTCTTTCGGCATACGCAGAACGCGACGTGCGGGTGCCTCTGGTATCAGGTCAATCACATCATTCAGGGTTGCCCACCAGCACAGTTCCGGCAGGGTCAGTTGATGGTCACCGTTTAGCGCCATCTGGCTGCATGCCGCCCTGATTATCCAGAGTGCGTTGTTACCTTTGGCGATATTCTCCAGGCTACCGGGTACGCCGTTTTCCCTGAACTCATTATCGTGGCTATAGCAAAGAGACACCAGGCCGTTTTCGATTTCTGACACAGTGAATTCATGGTGATGCCACACTCCCAACTGCTCCAACTGGCAGCACCCGAAGGACTGGACGAAGGATGCCAGCGCATTCGGTCCACCAGCAGCCTTTATCACGCGTTCGTGACTGAAGAAGGGAATCAGTGAGGGCTCATCAAGTAACGGCTGTGTGCCGTCATTCAGCCGCCCTGATGGCAGGTCTGCCATATCCATTGTCGGTGTGCTGATCACCACCCTTCCCTTAAACATTCTCAACAGGTCTGGCCCTGGCTTCAGCAATACAATTCCGGTGCGCGGTGCGATTTCTGGTGTAAGCAATGCTCTCACGGTCACCTCAATGCAAAGTTTCGAGCAAGCTGAGTTGCTCGGAAAATTTTGATTCGAAGAAATGATGGTGGCTTTTGATAACTGATACAGGGATTCCTGTATCGCTCAGAAGCTGAACGAGTTCATTGGTCTGTTGAAAGTTGCGCCACAAGGTAGGCTCATGTCTGCGATCGCCGCCTGCTGCACGATGAAGATCGGTAAGGCAATAACGGCCGGAATTGTCCTGACGAACGGAAACCCGATCAATCACTAAAAGCTGATTCATGCTTTCTTCTCCACACACTATTTATAACCGGCCCCGCCCCATCACCTGCAAATGAACGGGACCAACCTTTACCTAGAGCATCTGCAATATGCCCCAGTATTAGTACTATAAACGCAATCAGATTTTATTTCACCGCAACCGTGAAAGCATAATCAATATCTACATGATCCTTTAAAAAACCACTTGAAAATGAAAGCCATTAACCATCACAATAGCAACAACCATGAAATTTTATTTAAAGCAGGCCATAGATGAGTTACATATGCCATGCTGCTTAGGTTCATAAAATGCTCTTAGGTTCTGAATGTCAAATCTAGCGCATGGACTTCGACATATGTTTGCATTGTGCCACTGCCCGAAATTTCTTATTTCCACCACACAGATTATTAGTTTTAAGGAAATATATTTGTCCAAGATTACACGGCAAACGCTAACCACCACCAAGATTATAATGATTAAAAATCATTCACCTCAACTACTTGTTTAAACTAAAAGGAATTGTAATGGCTGAAAGAAAATACGACAAAATGGCTGAAAGAAAATTCGAAATAAAAGATAAGTTTGATAGCAATGACCCCACATTCCAAACTATCTCAGACGCAATTAAAAGCTATAACAATGCTAGTAAGCTGAGAATGATAATCAGCATAACTTATAATGAAGGTGGTGAAGTTGCTCTCATGTTCGATTTTATCGCAACAATTGAAAAAGCTGTATTGACGCATTCAAATCTATACATCGAACTAAGATTTGGCGGTTTTGCAATGAGTGCAGCAGCTTTTGTTTTTTGCTATTTCGTATTTTATATAGAAGTCCCTCGGATAAGAGTTGTGTCCAATACACGGCTCGCAGTGATTTATCACAAGCCCAGAATGAAAAAAAAGGACTCAACAATCTTCATATTCGCCAATGATCCCATTAAAATGAATGGGTTAAGTAAAGCACAACAGCAGGAGTTAATAGGATACACTCAAAGGTTTGATGAGGTCTGGAGTGCCGTAGTTACTGTTTATCAAGTAGCTAGAGAAGAATTTGATCCTTACTTACTTAGTTCGTATAATAGCAATGGTGACTTTACATTCTCACTCTCTAATAAAGTATTTAAAGGAGGATATTCATGAACATTGATGCTAAAACGCTAAAGCACATTCAACAGCAAAGGGCCAAGCTGATAGCTTCTGGTGAGCTGAGCCAACCTCGCTTACTCAGTGATACTATTGACATGGATGAGGTTGCTAAGCGAATGAAGAATACAGAGAAAAAGAAAGCCAAGCCCAAATTTGTGATAGTTTAAAGCCGACATATGGTCGGCTTTTTTATCAGGCTGGCTCCGTCGAACAAAATATCTCATCTTTGAATAAATCATTGCTATGTCATTGATTGTTAAAATGAAATTCTAATTCTTCATTTTTAATTCTTACACTGGTCTATCCCTTAGCTTATCAGGTCCCCCCACAAACCCACGTGCGTCAGGCTGTCGAAAAATGCTTTGAGGCAGTTATCAAGATCACGCTGGCGCTTGTATGGCGGGAACAGTAGCACGCTTACCTCTACGTTCACTGTAATCGGCGCGGGACGACGCTTTAGCTGTTCCATGACGCACGCTAAAGCGTTGGAGCGGAAACAGCGCCCGGAGGCGCTGATCAATACTCCCTTTCTGGTATTACGCCAGTACGTGTTAACGCTTGGTGGGAAGGGCAATGTAAGTTTCATATTTCTCCCTACACCGCCAGCTGAAACTGCATGTTGAACCTGTCCCGTTGCTCGCAGTAATTCAGTGAGCCAGGGCTGTTGTGTGACTCGATACGTTCGACCATCAATGCAGCGCGGGTTTCTTTTGATGCCGGGGCATACGCTCCTGACCATGCCTTATCGATACCAATATTTCTGGCAACGTTAGTGCTGTCAGCGCTCGCCAGCGGTAGTTTGGTGAAAATTAGAGGATTGAGCATGCGAAGGCCGTGAAGCTTGGCGATGGGCTGACCGAACTCATCTGTAACGTGACGAATAAGGTCTTTCATACGCGCTACAGCAAGGTTGGGACGCTTAACGTCGTACTCTCCGCAACTACCGATCGCTACGCGCGGATACTCATTGCAAAGCCGGATGAATCGATCATCGCTCTCGTTCATGTGCCATACCGGTACGCCAGAGGAAATTCCGTGAGGCCACTCATCAATAAGTGCATCGTTCTCAGACTCATCACCGTTGATTACGTCAGGAATAATGGCGAAATCACAACCAGGGTGATTCAACCATTTTTTCGCCCATTCATAGTACGGCCCCCAGCCCTTAAAAGTGCTCTTTCCCTTTTCAGCGCGCTTCCATTCGGGATATGCACCGTTATCAAGAAAGAACGATTGGCAGCACTCTGCAGCCAGATTAATTTGCCCTGGGTTTGCAAATGAAATGCAGGCGTGCCGCCCTTTCCATGCCCGAATGGCACATGTATCAGGTGTTATAGGTCCACCATGGTAATGGATCATGCAACCCTCCCAGCCAAAGCGGGCAGTTCTTTAATTGCCTGACGCAGCATGCGGATGTTTGTCCAGCAATCACGGTTAGTCTGCTCCACCAGCGCGATAAACTCCTGAACTGTGCACGGCCTGTCCTGGCGAACGTCAATCAGCACCGCTGAAAAACGCTGCAACTGTTCCTTTGCCAGCTCTGGATCATCGTACTGCTCTGACACCCACAGCTTGAGTTCAAGATCGTCATGATGCTCTTTGATGAGGCGCACCGCTTTAGCAATGGTCTCTGCCGGAACGGTCACACAGGTAGGATTCTCAACGGAGTCCGCCGCCCAGGTATGCGCGTATTTTGATTCGCTGTAGGTGTACTCAGCTTTCATTTTGAACGCGGCAACTACGCACGCCCACGCTTCAACACCGCTTTGCTCAAGGATTTCGTGTTTTAGAAGCGGCAGGTCATCACCATCGCCGTTCTCTGACTTAACCGGGGCCGGTTGTTCGCTTGCTGATTGAGTCACGCCGTAATGCTCTTTGGCGATCAGGATAATATCCATCAGCTCAGCGGCCTGCAGGTCAGTTTCAAACGTCAGCGTAATGCGTGCGCCTTCATCGCTCTGCTCTGTCTGAGAATGTTTAGCAATCAGTTCTGCAAGCTTACGTGCCTGGGCAGCACTGAACTGCGGCATAGCATCGGTCTTAGTCAGCTTCTTCTTCCCTGCCGCTTTCGCCTTCTGCATCTGCTCCTGTGCTACTGATGATGCTTTCACGCCATGCTCACGCTGCAGGGCTACTGCTGTCGTCGCGGCCACTTCGCCAGACTTCACCATCTCAATCAGCGGTTCGCCAACAGTCAGCAGCTGCAGGTGCTGTTCAACGTCGGTGATCGAACGTTTCACCTTTGCGGCAATCTCGGCTGGCTCTAAGCCCTGGTTAACGAGACGCTGATAGGCGGCTGCACGTTCCAGCGGCAACAGGGCGCGACCCTGACTACTGGTGACCATGAATGCCACGCTGTCAGCTTCACTACCCACGAAGTCTTTGCACTCAAGGCGCAGCGTGTAGCCTGCTTCCTGAGCCAGCTTCGCACCGTAATAGCGGTGATGGCCATCGATGATCTTAATGCCCTTTTCGGTGACCTTAACAGCCAGCGGAGGCACATTTTCACCAGCGATAAAGGCGTCGCGGAATTCCTCGACATGGGTCTGATCGATATCACGAATGTTGTAATTAGTTTCTACATACAGCTCATCAACGCCCAGCAGGTAAGTTTTACGGGCGGTGATATCGGTATCGCTATTTTTCTTGTCGTCGTAAATGCGCGCTAATGTGCTCATGCTGTGGTCAGCTCCCATGTCAGGACAATAATCAGGGCGGCAATCATCACCGCTGCGGTGCGGATGGCCTGGTAGAAAATCTCATTGCGTTGGTAGTGGCTCTTCAGGTGCGCGATCATTGACGATCCTCACTCAGGAAGCTTTCGCCAATGCGGCCTGTATCAAGCCCGCCATAGCTGCCACAGTTAAGTGAGCCTCTTGCGGCACAGCGGTCGCAGTTCTCTTTGGCTTCATTGCGGGATGCATCGAACTTGGCCACCAGCATTGCTTCACGCCATACCCGTGCTGCACGCAGCCAGAACCCTTTGCTCTCCAGTTCTGTAGCCTGCTTCGCCAGGTGGGTGTATTTCTCGCTCTCAACCGGTAACGGGGCGGTGTTGATCGAATAACTCCAGTCGCTGGACCGCTTGAGATTCCCTCTGGTGAACAACGGTTTGATAAAGCGCTTCACTGAAGTCTCATGCAGACCAGTGAGCTTGCAGAGTTCGCGAACCTTCAGCGGACCATTGCGGGTAATCAGTTCAAGAATTTTTGATTCGTGGTTAATCATCGCTCTATCCCCTTATGCGCCGCGAAAGCCGTGAGGCACTGAGCTGTCAGGCTGCGGAATGACAGTGATATCCCGCTGCATGTTGCGCTTCAGGGCATTCCATTCAGAGCGCGGCGGGCGACCGGCCTTATCCCATTTGGCAGCAGACTGCAGATAGCCAGGCAGGTTGCCGGGGATGAACAGAGTTTTGGGACGCATGTACTGGTATTCCTCAGTGCCTTCCCAGTGGGCGTGTTTGTAATCCACCACCAGGCAAAGCTCTTCCACCGTAAATGCATCTTTCAGCCGGGATTTGATGTGACCCATCGACGACTGCGCCTCTGTGTGCTTAGCGCCAGTAACTTTGTTCAGGTGGCGTAAAACCTGACGGGAGCGATTGATAATTGACCACTCATCGTCTGGTTGCGACGCAACCTGACAAAAGGGTTTTTTATCTGATGGATCATGTTTTGAATTTACTGACGGATCGTCGCCAGATTCTGGCGGGTCAAAACTGTTATTTTTGCTGGATTCTGACGGGTGAAAATTTGATGCTTCAAAATCCGTTGCATCAGATTTTGATGCGTCATATTTTGATGTGTCAGATTCTGACGCCTCAGACTCTGACAGGTGAGCGGCAGCTGATTCGCGAAGCTTTTTGACGTTCAGCTGATACATGTTCGAGTTATTACGGTTACCTTTACGGCGTGACGTGCTGGTCAGCCAGCCTTCACTTTCCAGCTTGCGGATCGAGGTACGAACGGTACTCGGACCAGCACCAATCTGACGGGCGATGGTAGCGATTGACGGCCAGCAAACGCCTTCGTCGCTTGAGAAGTCAGCCAGGCGGGCCATGATGGCTACCATTGTGATCTTCATACCGGATGATGCGCAGCCGTCCCAGACGAATGCAGATAATTTAACGCTCATGATTTACCCCAACCTCTCTGAAATACTGCTTGAACCGTTCGAGAGAGCTGAAGCACTCGCCATGTTCGTAGTTGTCACGCAGATAGATAACCCTGTCGTTCTCTGGCTCCCAGCGAATGACCCGCACAGGGATGCCGCGCTTATCTCGGAAGATACGGTCAAGTTCTCGCATTTGGTCGCCTTCATTCGCTGGTTAGCATTGCCCACAGCCCAGTCAACAAAGCTGTGGTTAACTTCTTCGCTGACGCCTGGTACATTGAGCACATACCGCAGCGGCTCACTGCTGAGACGTCCACCAGTTGAAGGAAGGCAACGGAATTGCGGTAACCCTGATAATCTGATTAAATTGATCACGCGATTAGTTCTCCACACACGTTGATTTAGTCGCATCGAACGCCGCGGGCTGCAATCCTGCGGCGTTCACCTTTTCTGGCGGGCAAAACACGCGATACAGCAGCGTCAGATGCTCCTGCCACTTAGCCATAACCTGATAGCTGTTCTCTTCAATCTGCTCGCGCTCCGACGCATCAATCACGCCATCGGCGGTTGCTTTACGAATGTAGGCAGAGTGCTTGCCAATCCACTCAACTGACTCCATCAGTCGCTGATTGATATCCGCGTTATCAACATCCTCAATGTCCACCAGCGGAACGTTGACGCTGTTTGACTGGCGGGATACGGCGTTAGCGATGTACTTGGTGCCGCTTGCCTGTTGCAGGACCATCGCCCAGCCCATTGGGAAAATCTGATCGCCATTGGTACGAAGACGGTTGAACAATGCATCTTCAGTCACGCCCAGCCATTCAGCTGCTTCTGCATACCCGCCCGGTAGACTTGAAATAGTCTTCTTGATTGCTGCCACCAGCCATGCCGGTTGTTTCTCTACTTGCCAATGCTTTTGATCCACGGTAGTCCTCTGCTTTCTGTGGTTATCTTTACGAAGCGTTTGAAGTAGGCTTGTCGTAAAGGGACGGTTGGAATTTGAGCTTGCCTTTAGTGCGGAAGGCAGCTTCGGCGGCACGGCCTTTTGGAATTAAACCGCCCGGACGCTTTCGCCACTGATAAAAGGCTTCTGGTGAAACATTGAAAAAGGCTGCCGCCTTGTTTGGCGTACCGAAAAACTTCTCTAAATCACTGGTAGTCATAATGGCCTCCCCTAAGAATTCTTAGATAGTATTTTCTAAATTAACTTTGGTCAATAAAAACTAAGATAACTTAGTTACTTTTCATTTAGGGGATTTACTGTGAGCTCTCTTGGGGGGCGCGTTAGGGCGCTACGCATGGAAAAAAGGCTGACGCAGGGTCAGCTCGGTAAGGCAGTAGGCGTTTCGGACGTGACCGTAGGTTATTGGGAGCGCGATCAGAACACACCCGGAGGTTTGAAGCTTTCTAAGTTAGCTTCTGCGTTAGGTGTAAGCGAAACGTATTTATTGTACGGTAAGGAAGATGAATCAAACATTGCGCATGCGCCTATCGGCAGCATGAAGGTTCCGGTAATAAGCTATGTGCAAGCTGGAGTCTGGAGCCCTGAATGTGATGCGCGCAATTTAGAAGGGAATATTGATTACGTGTTTAGCACTGGTAACTTCTCACAGGGAACGTTTGCCTTAAAAATCAAGGGCAAGTCGATGGAGCCAGAATTTGTTGAAGGTGACCTTATTCTTATCGATCCAGAACTTAGCCCTCAGCCTGGCGATTATGTTGTGGCTAAAAATGGCGAAGACGAAGCGACCTTTAAAAAGTACCGAGCCAGAGGTGTAACTGAAGACGGCAAAGAAATTTTTGAGCTTGTTCCTCTAAATGAAGACTTTGCTGTACGCAGTTCAGCTAAAGAAAAATTTAATATCATTGGCGTTCTCGTCGAACATCGTCGCCTTATGAGGCGTTAAACATATAAAAAATTTGGAGCCTAAATTTATTTAGGCTTTTTTCTTGACCTTAAATCTAAGTTATCTTAGATTAATTGCAGATTACTTAGCCGCGCTTGCAGGCGCCGTTTTTAAAGTGTGTGGAGAGGCAATGACAATGATTAAGAACATGTCGAACACATCGGTTCGGGACCTGATTACGTTTTTGAGGCTCTTCCCAGATGCTGATGTTGTCTGTTGTGGTGATGCCGGTGTGGTGAGTGTGCAGTGTGATGTTGAAAACGTGGTTCGCGGACCAGCGTTTTAAGAGTAAAAAATTGCTGTGTTGGCGGTTACTCATGAGGGTTTGTTTAACCGCCCTTTTTCACAACGGCAAGAGCATTGCAAGAGCTGGAGTATGACAGCTATCAGGAATGGGCCTCGGAACCTAATGGCCTGAAAGCTGTAAGTTAAGCAATGCTCTTCCCGTTGTGGTGAATGCGGCCAGCGCGCGCGGAAGACTGACAAAGATTGCACACAGTCTAAGAGTTTCCGCTCTGGTGTTTGTCAGTCTGACCAGAGCACCGGGAGGCACCCGGCACCGCAGCAACCTTTCAAGTGTGTGGAGTAATCGGGCTGTGGGTTATTGCAGTAACCCACCAGCCAACTTAAACGAATCCCAAAAGTTTTTTTATTGCCATCACTGGCAAGGGATTCATGCAACCAAAAATCGTGTGTGGAGAATTTCATGGAAAAGCCGAACGACCATATAACCGTGGGCATTATCACCCTGCCCTATAGCCATATCCTGAACGGCTGGATTTTGCCTGACGGCTCAGTAGTCACCAATCCAATTAAGGCGCAGAACGAAGCTGAGCACCTTAACAGCACCATCACCATTCACTGAGGGCGATGACATGCATCATTTCAAATCGAATAAAGAAGTCGTCGCTGCTGGCCACCAGTTCGCCAGGAGCATCGGTAAAGAAACCTCTCTGCTGGAAATGGCAAAGATGGTGAGTGATTTGGCTACGCGTCTTGATGTTGCCACCGTCCGCGCCAGCCTGATGGCTTCAGAGGTTCTGCGCATCAACAGCGTGCTGCCTGACACCATTTCAGCACTACAGGCTGCAGGCGCAGACCTGACGCTGATTGATGACCTGAATGCAGCACTTGCTACGCCAGCCTGCGATCAGTGGATTCAAACACTGCGCGGTGAAGCACTCGGTGAGGCACGTCGGGCTGTAGCAACTATGGGTAATCAACAGCTGACAGGCACCATACAAGCGATCAACATCATCTCCCAAATGGAAATGGATTTACTCCGCTCACGTACGGTAACGCTGAAGGTGGTGTCATGAAAAAGGTAGCTCAGTATCGCCGCAGTCATGGCCCTAACGCCGGGTTCAGCGAAAAGCTGGCCTGGCAGTTATCAAAAGGCCCGGCAACGGGCCGTGAGCTGGCGGAACGTCTCGGTATGACCCTGCGTGAGTTCAACCGCTTAATCCTTAATACCATGCAGCATGGCGGTGAAACGCTGCAGATAAAAGCGTCTGACCAGGTCTGTTTGGGTGGTGGCTCCGTCGACCGCACTTACACCCTGACCAGAAAGCCGCGCCGTGTTGCTCGCGGGCAAGCTAAGCCGATGGTGATCAACCACAGCAATGACTGCTCCGAAGAAGCAAAGAAGCGTAACCGTGAAGCAGCTGCTCGCCGTGCTCGTCTGATTGCCAGCGGGCTGTATCTGGAATGCATGGTTAAGGAGAAGATTCAATGAGCATTAAGCCCTTAGAAGTTAAACGCGACCAATATGGCTATTGGTCTCATCCAGATTATCTGGCGTTCTGTGATGGTCGTGAATTTATCCCTACCGCTGAATTTGATCAGTGGATCTCAGAGCATGATTTGCAGTGGAAGGTTGAGTACCGTGATGAAGACATGATCGACCCCACTGTAGATGGTTGCGATATCTCTGCCTGGCAACCTGAAAGCCCTGAAGGTGAAGGCTGGTTTGTTGGCTCCATCCATGACACTGAAGACGGCGCGGTTTGTATTTGGCTGCGCGCCGGTAAGGATGGTGAGTGATGGCTATTGTCTGCGACAAGCATCTGACCGATGAGGTCATTGCAAAGGCGTTTGAGAACACCAATTTCGGTCGAGATGACTACCGTACCATTCTGGCAGAGACGGTGATGAAGCGCGCTGCCGGGTATCACTCAGGATGGACAGCAACAACCATCTGCATGCGTTTGGGTCTGCTTAGCGAAAAGAATCAGTCCGCAACAAAACTGGGTCTGACCATGGCATTCCATCACTATTATCGTCCTGTCGTTCGCGACGCTATCAACGCCGCCCAACTCCGCGCAGGAGAGCCATCATGAAAGAGCGACCAATACTCTTTAACGCCGACATGGTTCGTGCAGTTCTCGACGGCAGAAAGACGCAGACGCGCCGGATAATGACGGTGCAGCCCGAATCAAATCAGTTTGGGTTGCTGCGCATTACTGACTCAACTAAACGCAGTGATATCGGCAAGTACCACTGGGCCGAGTCAAATGCCACCGGCAATCACGTCCGCTCAAAACTGTTTGCATGCCCGTTCGGTGCGGTAGGTGATCGCCTTTGGGTAAAAGAAACTTGGTCTGTTGTTAGCCACGCATTTGATGATGATGGCCTGATGATTGATTACGTTCCTGATCGACCGGCAACGACGGTGCATGAAAAACCGTTCGGTAGGGGCTATTACTCTGGTCACGCAATTTACGCTGCTGACGGCGGGTTTACGTGGGGTGACGATGATGGCTGTGTTGATGGCCGATCATGTTGGAAGCCATCAATCCACATGCCGCGCTGGGCTTCCCGCATAACGCTGGAAATTACCGGCGTTCGTGTGGAGCGATTGCAGGATATTAGTGAAGAGGATGCGCTTGCTGAGGGAGTAATCCCGGAGCCGTGCGATCATATTCGTCGAAGCTGCGAGGAAATCGGTTGCTGTGGTGATACGGAAAAGGGTGAATTTGGCGCGCTGTGGAAATCCATCCACGGCGATGACGGCTGGCAGGTTAACCCGTGGGTGTGGGTAGTTGAGTTTAAGCGCGTGGAGGTGGATTAATGTCTACCAAGGCAGATTTGCAAGCCAGGGTTGATGAGCTGGAAAAGGATAATCAGGCTCTAAAAAAACTTTTGGCGCGGGCGGAACGCGAGTTGAATGACAAGCTTTATCCCGAAGAACTGCCACCCTTGCCAGTCCCTTACCTCATTACTTGTCAGATGAAGTATTACAGGATGCCGTGGGAGCCATTCTGGTGTTACGAACATCTTCAATGGTGCGATGAGTTGGATAGCAGCTTTCCTTATTCAATGGCTGACAACTCATGCCCTGTTTGTAGAGGTGCTGAATAATGGCAAAATCCCCCGCCGAACGCAAAGCCGCGCAGCGTGCCAGACAGGCAGCTGCCGGTGGTAAAAAGCTGGAGCTGGCGCTGGATAGTCAGGAACTGGTGATGCTGGCGCAGAACTGCGCCGCACGCCGCCCCGGTCGTGATCCTTATGAGCTGAACGAGTACATAGCGTTGCTCATTCGCAAAGATGCCGCTGAGCTTGCGCAGCAGGTTGAAGCGCTGGCACGGCAGCAGTGCGGGAAATGCAAAGAGCAGCTGCCGGTGCAGTCATGCCCTTGCCAGGGTGAAGCAGCGTGCTGGGCCACCAGCGGATGGCACAAACTTAAATTGAATATCGATACGCCGTGACCTGTCACAGCTAAACAAACCTGATGCAGCAGGAATGTGTGGAGAAACCATATGTCTGATATCAACAACGCAATTATTTCTGATGCCGATATCGAAAAAATAACCGGCTATAAAATCCCGTCTAAGCAATGCCAGTGCCTGAAACAGGCAGGTATATTTTTCGTCGTCCGCCGTGATGGTCGCCCACGGACAACTTGGCAGCATTTCAATGACCCAATATCGTCGCGCAAAGCCACAGAAATGAATCAACCTGAACCCAACTTCGGAGCATTGGATTAATGGCTCGTGTTCGCAAAAATAGTGCTGATGCCTGGATGCCGCCGCGCGTTTATCGTGGCAAATCGGCCTATGAGTTTCATCCCAAAAACGGAGGCGCTATACGCCTCTGTGCACTGGATGCATCTCAGTCCTCAGTATGGTCGGCATATGAGGCGCTAATAAATGAAATACCTGATGACAAGCTGCTGGCGTCACTGGCTGAACGTTTCTTCAAATCGGCTGATTTTTTTGAACTTGCTCGTGAAACGCAGCGGGATTACCTGAAGTATTCAAAAAATGTTTTAGCTGTCTTTGGTGCCATGCCCTCAGATGCAATTCGTCCTGAACACGTCAGAAAGTACATGGACAGACGCGGATTGAAAAGTCGAGTTCAGGCCAACCGGGAAAAGGCGTTTATGTCCCGCATGTACCGCTGGGGCTATGAGCGTGGCATGGTAAAAGGTAATCCGACCAAGGGAGTTAAAAAGTTTAAGGAGACTTCGAGAGATCGATATGTGACCGATGCAGAGTATCAGGCTCTGTATTCATGTGCGCCGGACATTGTGAAGATAGCAATGGAACTGGCCTACCTCACTTGCTCCCGACAAGGTGATGTTCTCGCAATGAAAAAGAGCCAGATCATGGATGAGGGTGTACTGATCAAGCAGAGCAAGACCAGTGTTGCTCAGATTAAGGCGTGGTCACCACGATTTGCTGCAGCAATAAAAATGGCTTCTGGACTACCGCTAAAGCCAGGAATGAGCAGTATCTTTATACTCCACCAGCCTAATGGCTCGGGCTACACTCGCGATGGGTTTAACAGCCGCTGGAGTGCTGCACGTGAGACGGCAAAGCTTAAATTTCCGGAGCTTCTTTTTGATTTCACATTCCATGATTTGAAAGCCAAGGGTGTATCTGATCTGGAGGGAGATTTGTACGAGAAGAGAGCCATAACAGGGCATAAGAACGTGGAGCAGACTGCGGCATATGACAGGAAAATAGTTGTTGTCCCTGTAGTTGGAGGGCAGGCAAAAGGGAAGTAATATTAGGAAGAGGTATTAGGAATAGTAATTCAGATACAAAAAAACCGCCTCTGATGGGCGGTCATACGACACTGCTTATCATTGATTTTATTGGTAATTCGATATGGTGCCCGGGGCGGGACTTGAACCCGCACAGCCTTACAGCCGAGGGATTTTAAATCCCTTGTGTCTACCGATTTCAC